GAATTGTTATCAAATGCTGTAATCGTGCCGCCAGAACCCGCTGACGTTCTTATGTTTCCATTGGCATCTAACGCTGATGTTGGAGTTGCAGTATTAATACCAACTCTATTATTAGTGCCATCAACAAATAGAACACCACTGTCAAAGTTTGCATTACCACTCGTTAGCGTAAAGCCAGTTCCGACAACCATGCTTGCAAGGTTCGCGCCAACTTCAAATGTCGCTGAACCATTGGAAGACAATAGTTTCCTGTCGGTAAGGTTGATTGCTAATTCACCTGCGGCGATGTACGAGGTGTTAGATGAGTTGCTTACGTTTGGTAGTAAGCCAGAGGTAGTAGTTCGTTTAATTTGAATTTTATTTGGCATTCGCCTATCTCCGTTTGTCAGTATCTACTGACGGATTATCTGAGTATTTACTCAGGTCTATTTATACGGTTGCTTGTGTTACAGTTAAAATTACAGATGGAATAGAAGGATGAAATGTACCAATAGGAAAAGCTGGTACGTTTACTTTTGTATGGTCATCAGTAGCCCACATTATTTGAAACTTATCGCCGAGATCCATAGAAACAATAATATTCCATGCTGCTACTGCCTTGCCGCCATTACTTTCAATAGAAACTACAGAACCTGAATCAGCAATATTTGTACCATTTTTTCTAAACCAAATCCAAACATCAGTTTTAGAAGCTGAACTAGATTGTAACTGTAAAGAAAATTGATAGTTATACAAACCAGACTGGTCGCATTGAATCGCACTATTTGTGACGCCATTATATGTTACAATAGAGTGACCAACTGAACCTTCGTTTGTTGTGTAGGTTATTGGTGTTGCGGTATTTGAACTTGCAGCATTCTGTGTAGCGTTGCTTGTAAAAGAACCATATCTTAATCTATCTACAGTTGGTGTATTTACAATTATGATGCCATTAGATGAACTAACTTGAGTTACAACTCCGATCATAACAGCAGCGTTTGGTGGAGAAGGTTTTAGTTTTGTTAATCCACCAGCAATAGTAGGCGAAGCATACAATTCATCACCAACTACCCAAGTTTGTCCATATGGTGTACCGCTGGTATCTAAAAATCTAACCTTACCAAATTTAGTTGCACGACCAAGAGAACCATCTTCAATTAGTTCTGTAGAAACGCCAATTACATGCCTTGTATCAGCCGAAGAATTTGCGGTAAATGGTCTACACAAATAATTACCATCGCCATTTGCTCCAATAAATTCAACAACTGATCCTTGTTGTATAGCAAAACCAGTCTCATTTCTTACTAATGTCATGTGTTCTAAACCAACTTGAAGCGTGGTTTCGTTTTGATGAATATCCAAACATTGTTCTGCTGGATTCCATGTCAGTAATCCTTCTTGCGGGGTTGGAATAAAAGGATCTACGACAGGATTATATCTGTCAAATCTAATTCCTCTAACACTAGTAATTTCATTACCAATCGATACGTTGCCACCAATAGTAACATTTCCAGAAATGTTGGCACCAACTTCAAACACATTGCTTGAATTTGAAATGTACATTTTACCATCGTGCGTGTTGACACCGATATCACCATCCGTACTTAATACGAAAGTGTTCGGAACACGATTAGCAACAGATGTTTTCTTGATATTAGTAGCCATATGATTATTTATACTCTAAAAAGAAGCCACCCGAAGGTGGCTTTAAGTTATTCTGCGACTTTCTTATTCTTAGCTTCCAGCTTTTGCAACTTCGCAGTCAATTCTTCTAATTGTTTTGACATTACATCAAGTTGGCTCTTAGTGATTAGATGTTTGCTAATCTCATCAAAAAGAGCCGTTTTCATGTTTTCAATATACACATTTACAAATATTGCTTCACTCATAATAACTCCGTTTTATTTTAGAATGTACCGCCATCTAGGTCAGCATAGATAACTGCAGTACCGTTAGATTGTAGAACTTTGCAGCTGCATAAGTTGACTGACCTGTACCACCATATATGGCTGCCAACGCACTAGTTAGCGTTAAGCTGTTGATGCTTAGATTTGCAAGTGCAAAGTTTGCGTTCGCAGTATCAACTGTTGTGGTCGGTTCTGGAATTGCGCCAGAGAATAGTTTATAGACATTGTCAGTAGCGTCGCGGAATAGACCAGAATACGACGTAGTAGTTGCATTACCGAATGTACCATAGAAACCGATGTCAAGTGTGCTTGCAGTATTTTGACCACGAGCCAACGAAATAATAGAATCAGTTACAGATAAGTTTGTAGTATCAACAGTTGTTAGCGTACCATTGATATCCAAGTTACCAGATAGAGTCAAATCAGTAAGCGATAGAGTACTGTTGACGTGAATACCTGTTGCATTTACAGTTAAAGTTGAACCAGTAGTTACACCAACTGAGTCAGCAGCAACCGAAATACCATTGGCAGCAACAACATGAACACCAGTTGCATTAGCAACAAGACCGTCACCAGCATTTACGAAAGTACCAGATGAGTTAGCTACGATACCGTTATTTGCTACAACAGCGATTGTTGGAGTGCCGCCCTCAGATGAAGAAGAACCAGAAATACCAGCACCAGCAGTAATAGTGGCAACATAGTTACCAGAAGTTCCCGAACCAAGAGCTACATCACCAGATAATTGAGAAGTAGCAACAGATAGATTGGCAGTATTAACATAAACACCAGTTGCGTTTACAGTAAGAGTACCGTCACCACGAAGGACGTTAATACCAGAAGCATCAACTGAAATACCATTGGCAGCATCAGCGAATACACCGCTAGAGTTAGCAATAATACCGTTGTTAGCATTAACAGCAACAGCGTCAGCAGCTACCGAGATACCTGCACCAGCACCAACGTTAAGTGTTACGTCACCGGAAGTACCACCACCAGTTAAACCGTCACCAGATGTTACTGCAGTAATATCACCAGATGTACCAGTAATTAAAATTGCGGTAGAGTTAGAAGAAACAGTAACACCGTTGGCACCAACGAATAATACGTCATCGTTTGCGCCAGAAGAAGGATCTAGTCGTACGCGACCAGCGTTAGCTTCAGTATTGGCAACAACAAGCAAATCATATGTGGTTGAAACATCTGGAGTCAACCAGTAAGCCACTGTACCGTTAGAAGCAAGAACTTGGCCAGCAGAACCAGTCGAACCATTGGCATAGATGGCTGTTGGAACTAAGTTAGCGACGATTACTTTATCAATACCGCTTGTGGCGTTGGCAACAAGAGCTTGGTTAGCAGTTAGAGTACCAGGAACACGACGACCACCGATAGCGATGCTACCAGTAGAACCATCTGGGTGACCCAAGAATAGTATTTCACCATTCGAGGTATACGCAAGTTCACCATTAGCAAGACCTGTTGGTGCTGCGTTGGTAGTACTGCGTTTAATTTGAATTTTATTGGCCATTTTAGAATGAACCTCCGTCTAAGTTTAATTGTTCGACAACGTAAGTGTCGTTCGCAGAATAATAAACTAACGTGGAATTGTTTGCAGGAGTTCTCTCCACCACATCTACCAATGAATCTAATCTCGCAGCTGCAGAAGTAACACTAACAGCGTCAGCCTGAAAAGATGGTTTAATTAAACCGCTTGTCTCAACAACCTTTAGACTAAGAGCAGTTCGATTACTTGTTTTGACTGTTATAGTCATATTTAGTTATCTCGTAACTTCAGGGTTAATAGTAACAATGCCTTCAACAATTCTCGAGACGACATTGCCTGAGGAAACTAATTCTAGATCCCATACATAACGACCACTAGCAATATTTGCGCTTGTAGCAGCATTCATAGAAATAGTAATTACACCACTGGCATTGCCTGTTACATTAAATGAATTATAGGTTGTAGAAGTATAGTGCTTGCGCATCTGCGAACGACCTGTGTAAGTCGTTAGATTTAGTGGTGCTCCTGCTTCGTCTGCTACTTCAATAGTCGTAGAGAAGTCAGCGCCTTGGTCAATGAATAGATTTAATTTGGTTGCCATAAGTAAGCCTTATTGAAGTTCGCTAGTATATTGTTGCGTGTCGCCATCGATTTCTGTTGTAACAATAGTTCCAACGATGGTGTTGTAAAGCGTGCTCGTTGTTTTTGATGTTCCGCGTATTGTTGATTTAGATAAACTAGCTCCAGTTGCAAAAATAGTATCATACGATGTATTGTACGTTGTTGTTTTTGAAGTGGAGTTTGTGGTTGATTTGCTTGTATCGAATTTCGTAGCAAACACCGTAGTTGTATTAAATAACGTGCTAAAAACAGTGGAAGTACCGAACAATGTAGAATATGTGGTTGAAGTGCTCGTCAAGGTCAACCCAGAAGTACCAGTTGATTTTGAAGTACCAGTTAGGGTGCTTCTACTTGCTGATTTGAATGTTTCTCGAGATTCTTCTTGGCCAGCATCGAAGAATACTGTAATATAAACGCTGTTATACAAAGTTGTCGTAGAAAATTCATTCGATGTTTGAAATGCGGTTGTTGTGTCAAATACTGTACTGGTGGACTTTATAGTGGCCACCGAAGTAGCAGTTAATTGGCTTGTATCTGTTGTTTTGCTTGTAGAACTACTAGTAGATCTATTAGTATCATATGTTGTAGCATACACTGTAGCTGTATCAAATATGGTTGTTCTGGATGTTTCCGTCGACTTAGAAGTATCTGTAGACCTAGAAGTATCTTTTTCTGTTAATGTTGATGCGCTTGTCGATAAACTTGAACCTGTTCCTGTACTTCTACTGACTTCTGTTGATGTGTCTTGATAGATTTCTTGCTTGCCATCTAAGAATGCTGTAACATAAACCGTATCATACGTGGTAGTTGTGGAAACCGCAAAATTTGTATTAAATATAGTTAGAGTATCGGCATAAGTTGTAAATGTTGTTGTTGTGCCATATACAGTATTTGTGTCAAACAATGTTGTTCTGCTAGTAGCTGTATTTTTTGAAGTTCCGCTCAAGGTGCTTCTACTTGCTGATTTGGATGTTTCTTGATAGATTTCTTGGGCACCATCTAAGAATGCTGTAATATAAATGGTGTCATACAAAGTTGTCGTAGAAACTTCATTCGATGTTTGAAATGCAGTATTAAATACCGTCAAATATGCTGTGTTAGTAGCAAACGCGGTCGAAGTATCAAACACTGTGGTGTATGCAGTATTTGTATTTCTAGAGGTATTTGTAGATCTACTAGTATCATACGTTGAAGCAAACACGGTAATTGTATTAAATAATGTTGTAGTAGTAGTGTCTGTATTTTTAGAAGTAATTTTACTAGTGTCTGTTATTGTGTTTGTTTCTGAGACAGTACCAGTTAATCTTGAAGTTCCACTTAAAGTGCTTCTACTTACTGATTTGGATGTTTCTTGATACTGTTCTTGGGCACCATCTAAGAATGCTGTAATATAGAATGTATCGTATGTTGTAGTTGTAGAACCTTCGTTTGAGGTTTCAAACGTTGTATTAAATGTTGTATTAAATGTAGTTGTTTTGCTTGTTTGATTATTTGTTAAAAACGTCGTATCAAATCCGCTTACATAAAATGTAACTAATTCTGTATTATATGCCGTGGTTGTATCTCGAGACTCCTCGTTCGTAGCAATTCTAACTATGTACGAATTGAGTAAAAAACCACCCATGTCAAGCTCGTTTGTAATACAGAGTTACTTTTAGCCCTTTTGCGGCAGATCCAGCAACATCGACGTCCATTGTAATTTCAGCATCGTCGGCAATGCTAGTAGAAGAAAGCGCAGCTGCAGTAGCTGCAGTAGTGCTGGTCTTTTCGTTTTCGTCGATGGTGAGTTTAGTGCTTAATATAGAATTTCCGTTGACGTTAATATCAACAGTCGGGATTCCAGATACAGAAGCAGAAGATAAAGAAGCGCGAGGTATTCTTGTTAGAGTCCAAGCATAAGGCGCTCTTAATGTTATTTTTGCAACACCAGTTGTAATACTAGTAGTTTCATCTGAAAGCGCAACAGTCAACGATTCTTCCATACCAATAACAGAAGAATTAGAAGTTAATACAATTCCATTAGCAATTGTTAGCGTACCAGTCGTTGTGTTATTACCAGTTGTAACAACATTACCAGTTGCGACATTACCAGAAACGCTAAGTGTTCCAGTTAAAGTTGTATTACCAACCGCCATGGTATTAACAATTGTTACCGCACCATTAACAGCAAGTGTGCTTCTTAGATTTACAGCACCACCGACGTTAGCAGTAGATACGATATTTGCATATCCATCAAGATTTAGATTACCAGAGATGTTAGTGTTACCAACGTTTAGAGTTTGCGCATTAATCGAACCAGTAAACGAAGGAGAAGCAGAAAGAACTACTGAACCAGTACCAGTTGCAGTAGAAGTTCCCGTACCACCACGAGTGATCGGTAAAGTACCAACCGCAATAGCAGTCGCATTTACAAATAAACCACTAGAGTTAGCAATAATACCAGAGCCTGCTAGAACTGATAAAGTACCAGTTGAAGTAATTGGTCCGCCAGTTAAACCGTCGCCAGAAGCAATGTTTGTTATAGTACCAGCAGCTGCGCTAGACCAATACACATTTCCAGTCCCTGCGCCAGAAGTTAGAACTTGACCAGCAGTACCAACACCACCATTAGCAGTGATTCTCGTGGTTCCGAAAATAACATTACCAGAAACAGTAATTGTATTTGAGAAAGTTGCGGTGTTTGTAACTGTGATGCTATTTGAGAATGTAGCAAAATTAGATACGGTAATTCTATCAGAGAATGTAGCGTTAGCTTGGAAAGCGTTATTTGTGCTGGTTATTAGACCGCCACCGATAGCAACGTTACCAGAAATATTAGCAGTACCAGTTACAGTCAAAGCAGCATCAGGAGTTGTATTGTTTACACCGACTCTGTTGTTTACTGAATCAACAAACAAAGTTCCTGAGTCAAAGTTAGAGTTTCCTGAGAAGGAAGTTGGAACAGCTGCATAGTACCAGCTACTACCGTTGGCGCTATTAGCAGCCAATAGATAATGTGTAGCGTTTGCCGCAGTACCAGTATTGACACTGCTTAGAGTGTCAATAGTCATCGCACCCTTAACAGCGAGCGAACCGACAGCAGACAAAATAGAGTTTGAAGCAATTACTAAGTTAGCAGAAGAAACAGTTAAGTTTCCGCCAGCTGAACCAGTCACAGTAATGTTGTTTCCGACGAAACCGTTAGCCACGAAGTAGCCACTAACTGCTGCATTACCAGAAGCAGTATTTGATTCTACCGTAACGACCTGAACGAACGCATTCGCGATTTGGTTGGTTCTTGTCAGCCAAGTCGAAAAATTGTCTGTAGTCGCGACGTTTGTGAATGAAATTGCCATTTATTTTCTCTCCGCCAGAACCGCTATAATTAGCGATTTTAACTCATTTATGTTTTGTTCTAATGAAACAACTTTGTTTTCTAACTCATCGACCTTACTAAACTTCTCGCGTCTTTTGCGATATGCCTCAAGAGCTTGTACGTTAGTATTTAGTAATGCTCCAGAATTTGTATCTTTTACTAAATCAGGAGTATCTTCAATTTTTATGTACTGGTTCATTTTTGTAATGCAATAACTCGTAAGTCAGTAATTCTAGGTGGGTTATATTCATAACCAGCATCAGCAGTTAATACAACTTTAATACTGTATTTTTTGAAACGAACAAAGTCACCAACAGCTGGTAACGCAGCTGTATAAGAGAAATATCCTTCGTTATTTTTATATTCTTCTGGAATCTGGAATTCAAATTCACGGAAATCATTCAAATTTTTTGGATCCGAATAAACACCCAATGGTGTTATTTGAGTCAGCTCAATCCATGGTAGATTATCGAAGTCAGTAAAATCTTCAGAAGCCTGAAACTTTCCATATACTATCATACCAGTATTTTTCGGCTTATATGCGTCGACATAAACTTTAATATCTTCTGCGTCTTGACCGTCAGCCAAACTAACGATGCGAGAAACGTACTTCGCAACAGCTGCGCCGTCTCTTCCTGTCTCTCCAGAAGTATTTGCATTAATGTGGTTTGTAACCAAAACTAACTGAGAACTATCTAATTTAATAACTGGCGCAATATACTCATTAGTAGCAGTTAAAATTGCTTGCAATTGTAACGAAGAATTTGAAGCCAAAATAGTATTTTCATTACTATAACTTAAAAGATATCTTGATTTATCAGCAAGAATTTTTTCTTGTGAATCATTTATATTAAAATAGTTCGGATCTTCAGTATAAGAAGAACCCTCTGCATATGTTCCACTAACCTGCAAAGAAAGTGATGCGGTTGGTTTATTTTCTAGATCTAATCTAGGAATAATTGAATGATACTCGTAGTTATTAATAGATTCAATTTCGCCATTTAATAGAACAACGCGCTGCGTTGCGCCGTCTATAATCATTTCGCGGTACAATTGAATTTGTTCTGCTACAGTAAAAGTATTTCCTGAGTTTGTGTTTACTAAAATAACATACTTTTCATCAGCACTGTCATTTAATCTAAACATATCAACAAACTTTGCTTTTTCTGAATAATCTTCACCAAATGTGCCTATGGAATCGCTGCTATAAGGGATTAGATTTTGAATTCTAGAAATATCTTTAACAACTAGGTATTCTAGATTCTCTTTATTTCTTAGAGTAACAGTTCCTTGAGAACTGACCTCAAATTTTGCACGATATAACACAAACTTAATGTCTTGATTCAATAACTCAGAATACTCAGAGTTCGGCTCTGAATAAAATGCTTTTTCGACGAGAGGATTAATATTAACAAGTGTATCAGTAATTAAATCACGCTCTCCTTGTGTTGCTCCCCAAACAGAAAAATCTGAGCTTGGAGCTTGTATCGCAAAACAATAACTTTTAGAAGCATCTAGAAATACTGGAACTGGAAATTCAAAGGTTGTCGCAGTTGCACCAGTATTAGATACTTGAATAGAATCAGCTTCCAGAGTAACAGTTGAACCAGCTAGTATAGCATTTCTATCTGGAAGACCATCTTTCATTTCTAGCATAAAAACTTTTACACTCGTAGAACCTTTTTTCTTAAAGAATAAATCTAGTTTAGTAGCATAAATGCCTGTGGCTTCACCAGGACTAGCAATAGAAAATGCTTGTGCTAGAAATTTTAATGAATTGTTTGTTGCGGTTGGCATTCATAACTCCTTAATTTAACGGTGGTCGGGCAGTGTCTGTAAATAATATAGCATCAGCACTCACATAAGTGACACCGCTATTACTTACACCTGTAGAAACACTAATAGGATTTTGTACAATAGTAGGTGTAAATAATTGCGCAGGATCGCATGGCTTGCAGGGAGCAAGAGAACCAGTATTATTAAAGCTAATTGTTTTTTGCACGGATTCTACCACAACACCAGCAGAAGTATAATATGTTGCTGTAATTGTTAGTGTTGTGCTTGATGGATTAGTCCATCGAATTCCAACTATTCTATCAGCATTAGCAAGTGGTCCAATTGCAGAATTAGTTTGAATTGATGCAGTGCTTCCTATATTTGTAGCTGTAAAGTTAGTTCCTGATAGGCTTCCGCTTTGATTTCCTACGATTGCAATAGTAACATAACCACCAGAGACCCTATTTTTTGTCATTGTTGCTCTAAAATCTAGAGTAATATTTTTAACAACTTTGGCAGTAGAACCGCTTGACATATAGTAATTATTGTTATTACCAGGAACATGATAATAGACAGATAATTTTAAATCGCTCTTTTCTTCATATTTTGTTAATTGTATTGGTTTGACAACTTCAGAAACTGTACCATGTATACCTGTAACTTTTAGCTTAACATAAACTGTTTCTATCATAGTTGGATAGGTAAATGTAATATTTTCTGGATTTTGGTCGATAGAAGTAGCAATACTCGACTCAACACAACCAGTTGAACATTGAACAAAAGTCCATTCCCAAGATGATGGTCTCTCAATCTCAGATCCTTCAGGAACAACTACACCACGATTTGTTCTATCAATAAAAGAAAGAATTTGATTAGTTCCTTCTTGTGCGACTAAATTACCAACATAATCAAAGTCAGCAACAATTAAAGGAGTTTTTGGAACTAGAGGTGGTTCAACAACTGGTGGCTCAGATACTTGTTCAACTAACGCAACCACGAATGCTCCGCTTGAGATAGAGTCTGAGACAGAAGGCGCAACAGCATTAGTTACAGATAACACATGATTTCCTAGCGTTAGATTTCCAGGAATCGTGGCGATAGCATATAATACACCAGTTGAATCTGAATATAGTTCTTCGCCCTGAACACCATCAACTACAACATTCGCTGCAATTTTCTGCACACCAAATCCGATATCGCCTGGAATCGCAGCCGCAGAATAGTCTACATTATCAACACTAATATAGTGACGAGTAAATGGTTTTAATCCACGCGCAATTAATTTAATAGTTCTGGTGGCTGGGAAAACATAACTATTGTTGTAGTTTGTTAATTCGTTAGCACTTAATGTTTTCGGATATGCGATTGATTGTTCAATATCAGCGAATCTATCTTTATCTAATTCTACGCTACCATTTTGATACTTATCATCAGGATCGATTAATATCTCTCGTGTAGAATATTCTTGAGATGCGAACTTAGTATTTGCATCATATCCAACAGTTATGAAGTTTTTGCTATAACTGATATTGTTTGCGGTATTTCTAATTACCGAAGTAGATGTGCTATTTGCATTGTTTACTTCAATAGAAACTGTTTCTACTGATACAGGTGGACGCGCAACACCTTCCGTTTGATCGATAACAACAGTATGTTCGTAGTCATTAAATCTTGATAAGTTTTGATTATCAAGAGGATCTACAAAGAAACCGTTCTTAAATCTATCCACACCATTTTCGTCTGGAATATTCAGCTGAGTTGCTTTTTGTTCTAAGCGAGTTAGAGTTGTGTAATATTCTAACGAAGAAACGCGCTGGTCAAGTGCACCAATATCTTTCATTCTATAACGTCTATTAGAAATAGGCGAAATGTTCATAGTATATGGAACATTCATTACATATTGAGATTCAGCAACAGTTAATGATGGATATGGTGGGATATAAGAAGTAGCAATTACCATTTGATCATCAGATTCTGCATTAGGAGTTCTTGGCTGAATAGCAGAGTCACCCTCTACAATCTCAAAATTGCCTTTAGAAGTTAGAACAACAGCATCACGACGAGGCAGATAATAAGTTAAATTACATTCAAAGTTCTGACCAGGATATGGATTGTAATCTGTGGTAGCAGGATTAAATATTGTTCCTGGCGAAGGATTAATTGTTGTGGCAGAAGCATTTGAAGTTAAGTTCGCTGTGTTGGATCTATATGGACGGAAGTCAATAGAGTCGCGCAAATCAAAACGACGGTCGCGAGTAGCTGAATAGTAGGAAGGAATCTCCCAAGTTTTTACATACTGCGAAGTATTTGCGCCGATGGCGTCATTTACGTTATAAGATTCTACTGAGAAAAAGCCTTTACCAAGAGTAGCATTAGCAGCAAAACAATCAAAGTCAACGATTAGATACGAGTTTGAAAGATTAGCAGTAGACTTAGGATATAGAACTGCGTGGTCATAGTGCGTATCACGCTGACCAAAATCATATGTAAAGTATTGTTTGATATCCGAAAATGCTTGTGGGCTATCTGATACTGCGTCAGCAGTTTCACGAATCGCATTAATCTTAAATACGTCAGGAACACCTAAGTTGAAACCATATGGATGCACGATCTCATAGGTCGCGCCTGATAGATTTGTTGAGAACGCAGTATCAACAACTAATGAAGAAGCCGATCCTGGAGTAGAAGCAATTTTTCTTGTTTCTCCGTTTGCGCGGATATAGTTTCCAATCTTAAAGTCAGTGCTAAATGTAGTTCCAGAAGCACCAGTCACTGTTGTTCCAGAACTGCTAATAGTACCAGTTAGGGATCCATTGTAAAAACGAACTAACTGATTGCGCTTAACTTCTTTAGCTATTGGTTTGGCATTAGATTTTCTAGCATAAGCATTAACTTTAATAGCTGTTGCGCCAGAAGCAGTAAAGTCAGGTCCAAGATCAACAGTTAAACTTTGTAGAGTTGAGTTTAGTGTAATTGTTCTGTTGCTTGTAGCCAAACTAATAATAGAACCTTTCTCGTGGAAACGAGCATAGGTATTTGCTACAGCAGCTGCACCGTGAGCAGTTCTTGTTGTCATCGTAGTATTGCTTACGATCGAGTTTACGATTACTGCAGTATTTCCTGCCACTGTAATCTTCTCACCTACAACAAAATCACGTTGGAAGAATGTGCTAGTTCCAGTAATCGTAGTGGTTGTAGAGTTGGCAACAGAAACAGTACCATCAAGATCTACAGTTGTTAGAGCTGCACCAGTCAAAATAATATCTACTTTTTCTTCAGAAAAATCGGTGTTATCTGAGAAGCCAAAGAACGAACCACCGTCGGTTAAGCTAATAGTTGTAGTACCGTTGTTTGCTAGAGAAGCATTGGCAGAAACATTATAGTAGAACTCAGTATTAGAATTATTTGATGCGTCTTTAAGATCTCTAACAGCACGATTTGTTAAACCAAATACGAGAGCTGTGTAGTCAGTAGCTTCTAACTTAGGATCGACATAGCCGTCGATAGTTAAGTTTACAGTTAAGCCTGTACCTGAACCACCTGTAACAGCAGCGCCAGTCAATGTTGGATTGGCAGTATATTTACCACCCTGAATTAAAGAAATAGAAGTGACATTGCCTGATGCATTGTTTACCGTTATAAGTGCAGTCGCAGATTCACCAAGACCACCATTAATGGTGATAGTTTCACCATTCGCATAGCCACCACCATTAGCAGAAATAGTAGCAGTGTAAACAGAGTTAGCGAGTTGCGAAACAGCAACGTCAGCAAACGCATTAGCAGTGCCTTGATAAACGATAGAACGAACTTTATTAAAGTTTTGATTTTCGTTCATCTTGACATTAAATAGATACATTTTGTATTGTGCTAGTGGAGCACCTTTATCTGCGCTATCAGTATCATAAACCAAATTACGAATATTAGCTGTACCAATAGCAGTACCAGTAGCAGAACTACTTGAATTTTTGCTGGCAGTAATAGCATTCTGGAATGAATCATATAGATTTACATCTGCCGACTCATCGGCTGGGAAATATCCGCGCAATTCTTCGACATTAATGTAACTACCATAATTCATTGAAACGATTTGTTGTACTGGAGATTCAGTGTCAACACCACGACGCGAAGTCAATAGTTGGTTTGACTTAAAGTCAACAGCATTACCACGAACATATGCTTTACCAGCACCGATGTCATAGTAGAATTCTTGAGTATTAGCAGATGGTTTAGATGTAATACTAAAGTCTTTTAATGTATAGTGACCCGACTCGTCATAAGTACGCTGAGCTATTTCTTGACCAACTGCACCACCAAGTGCAGTGTTGTTCCACTTTAGAATATTATTTTGACCAAACTCAGCCACAGCAAAGAACACTTCAGTATTAGGAAGCGCGGTTTTTGCATAAGAAACAAAATTAGTTTGTAATTTTAATCGATGCGCACCAGGAGCTGCATCATTATTCAAATCTGCAGAATTATCGTATAATGAAGAATCAGCAAATTCATCAACAATAGTTTCAGTAGTTTCCATACCAACGATAATACCATTAGCAGCAGAAGCACCACCTGCAGAATCATTTAGAATTAGTAATTGTGTGTCGGTTTTTACGAAGAAACCTTTTTGATATACGATACCTTCTGAAACACTTAAAGCATAAGCATTACCAACAGCAGTATAGCGTTGGTCGCCTGGAGTTGTCAAAACAGTGGTGCTTATTAGAGTATTGTTAAAATTAAGTTCTAAGTCAGATATTGCTGTATTTACTAAAGTATTAGATAACAACTGAATTGTTTCGCCAACCAAGAAATCTTTTCTTACGTTGGTGATAGTAATTTCATTTACGCTACTATTGGCAACTACAGCTGTAATTAGACCACGAGCGTCTGATGTTTCACCTCTAACGCGACTATTAACAGTAAAATTAGTGGCATTGGCAACTGTTACAATTGATGTTGCAAGAAAAGATTTATCTTCGCCGTAAACAGTTATTGTTTCGCCTTCTTGGAAACCAGTAACACCATTCTTACCAGTTGAAGTATATTTTACAAAAAATTTGGATGGATTCGTCGAAGGAGAAGCAGAGAATCCGTCTTGTCCTTTTAGAATTCTAGCTTGAACGCCAGAATTAGCGCCATACAAAATAGCGCCAACATAAGAGGTGTTCGCAGCAGTAAATGTAGAATTGGCATCAGGAACAGCAACATACACAGCGTCAGGAATTATGGTTGGAGCACAACCTTTGATAATACTACCTTGCTTGAATACACCATCTCCGAATCGTTCGATCTGATTCTGCAGAATACTCTGTAGCTGAGTTAATTCTCTAGCCTGAACTGGGAATGATGGTCTAAACAGTACTCTATGAAACTTCTTTGTTTCATCAAAGTCGTCATAGTATGGTGCCGACGCTAGTGTTGTATTTGCAATATCAGCTGACATTAATTTGCTCCGTTAGAATCTTATTACTAATTTAACTTGTTCTTTATTTGAAGTAGAACGAGAAACTTCTTGAATGTTTTGGACATATAATATGTCACCAGAATAGATAGCTAGGTTTGCTGCAGTGTTTCCGCTAGAAGCGATTCTCTGTGCGCCATTCGCGCCCTGTAAAACTTCGCCAGACTGGAATGTACCATTAACTCCAGTTAATACCAACACAGAAGAATTGGCAAACGCATAACGACCAGAAGCGGTAGAAATACTACCTGTTACTACTTCACCATTCGCATAAGTTCCTGTTCCAGAACCTGTTATATTTATAGTGCATAATTGATTAAATGTGTTTGCAGCATATAAAGTTCCGTTTACGTATGTTGGATTTTTTAACAATCCAACAGTTCTATAAGTCACATCGGTATTAAACGTTGTTGAGTTATATTCGTCAAACAAACAATGCACACCAAGCGCATCGCAGTATAATTCGTCATACACATTACTGCCGTGACCGCCATCTGGAGAGATAATTGCTCTCAACTCAGCACCAATTCCAAGATTGGTTCCAGCAGTTGCAGTAACAGTAGCGTCTTTGTAACCAGTACCATATTGTGCCATATTAACACGAGTGATCGCACCAGTCGTGGAATTCATTACAGCATATGCAGAAGCATTACTACCAGTTCTAGAAGTAATTGTTAACAATGGACCAATAGAATAGGTACAAGTATTTGATAAGAATCCAGCTGGGAATGAGCTAGTAATGGTAATACCGTATGCTGTATTGGATGTACCGATCTTACGAACAAATGTGTTTCCGCTAGTATTTGTAACAGCAATTGCGCTATCTTTATAATAATTTGATGTTGTGTTAGCTGTATTTGCAATAATTATTGTGCTGTCGCTGCCAGTCGTTGTAATTGTGCCAGTATGGTTTGGATAATCTACGCCAGAATCTTCAACATTTATGTGAAATATTCCACCATTTACTGCAGCGTTGGCAACAAGTGCGTCCTGTGTTACAGGAATATATTCGTTTGTTGTAAACTTTAGTTTGTCAGATTGAGCGACAGTATACATGTACAACCATTTATAATTGTCACCAGTTTGAAATGGCGTTCCAATATAAGTCGCGCTCTTTGTTGGTTTTACAGTAGAATTCGCGCCACCATTGTTTGAAATACATTTAAACACATCACGTGTATCAGTAATAACAAAGAAGTCAGTATCTTTTAATTCAACTTGGTCATCATATTGAGTATAGACTGTTGCAGTGGTCCATGTGTATTTTGGGACCATGCGCTTAAATGTTGGTTTTTTACCAAACATCATTTCATTCCAAACATTATAGAAGGAATCAGTTTCTGACTCTACTTCAGCCGCAACATCGCTCGTTGGATATTCAGATTGTTTACCAACAAAAACGTAAAAATTATTTTCATTTTCAAAAGATACATTTACTCGCAGACCAGTACCAGTTCCGCCAGACGCGTAGATAGCAGAATTAGGAACATTATTGTTATAAACACCTTTTGTGACTAAAGTAACATCTGTTACAGGTCCAGTAGCGGTTGTCACTGTAAAAGTTGTTCCGCCAAATAAACTCACAGTTTCGGTATTAACATAACCTGTACCAGCAGCACTAATTGTAAGTGCAGAAACTTTTTGATTATCAACAGAATTGATAAACTCGTCTATGGTATTCCTTTTGAATTTAGATAATAGCTTACTCATTTATGTACCTTATGTTGGTTCGGTATTTACCACCGTGTCATAGACGGTGTCAAAAATCGTATCGGTGTCAACAACTGTTACATAAGCAGTGGCTGACGAAGTATTTATAGCGGTTGATGTAGACTTCTGAGTGCTAAGGTCAGTAGAACGAGCCGTTGTATATTGTGTAGCGTTCAACACAGTTCCAGTCAAATTAAACAGCGTATCTGTATAGAACGATGTATTCTTCGTTGTATTTTTACTTGTTAAAGTATCAACTTTAGTAGAAACTGTAGTATTTAGAGCAGTATCATATGTTGTTATGATGGTGGTTAGGCTCTTAGTCTGCGTAGCATAAGTTGTTGAAATACTTGTGTCGGTATTAAATGCAGTTGTAACTGTGGTATCAAATACTGATGAAGTAGATTTACTTGTGGCAGTAGAATTAGTCGTATCGGTATTAAATACTGTAGAAGTAGATGTAGAAGTTGCAGTAACTTTGGTAGTATCAGTATCAAACACCGTACTGGTGGACTTGGTTGTAGCGGTATCAATAGCAGTATCTGTATTGAATACAGTCGAGGTCGACTTAGAAGTTGCAGTCGCTATATTCGTAGCAATCTTAGTATCGGTTAGTATACTGGTCGCTGTAGCAAATGCAGTGCTTGTTCCATAAACAGTAGCGGTCGCATAAACGGTCGAGAAAACAGAATCAGTCTGAACAATAGTAGCAGTGTTTATTGTTGTGTCCGTAGTTTTTGATGTTCCCTTCGTGGTCTCAAAAGTAGTGCCTCTGCTCGTCGTTGTCAAGAAAGTAGTAGAGAAAAGTGACTGAGTGTTATAGACTGTGGCAAATGTAGTCAAAGTATTAAATTGAGTACTTGTTGATAAGACTGTCAAAGTCGATTTGCTAGTAGAACCAGTTGTCGAGATAGCTGTATCTTTTGAAGTATTCGTTTGGAACGCAGTAGTGGTATCAAACACAGTCGATGTCGCAAACGTTGTGTTAAACGCAGTCGTGGTATCGAACACTGAAGTAGTTGATTTACTTGTTCCAGTTAGAGCCGAAGTATCAAAAGTTGAACCTGTCGCATAAACTGTATTAAATGCAGTCGTTGTGTCAAACACACTAACATATGTCGTTAGCGTTGCATATATTGTGGCAAATCCAGTTGTCGTTGCGTATGCGGTCGCGCGCGAGGTCGCGGTGGCTTTGTTAGTATCATAAGCTGTTTCAAACGCAGTAGATGTATCAAATACGCTGGTAGTTGATTTAGAAGTACCAATTACTGTATCTGTAGACTTAGAGGTACCTGTTGCTTTTGAAGTAAACGCTGCTGTTTCTGTCGCCTTAGAAGTTGACGTAGCTTTAGAAGTAGAAATTATTGTATCAGTAGCTTTCAAAGTCAATAATATGGTATCTGTTGCTTTGTTAGTGTCAAACGTTGTATTAAACGCAGTTGTTGTACCAAACGTTGTAGCTCTTGAAGTATCCGTCGACTTACTAGTTGACACGGTTGTATCTGTTGCTTTGTTAGTGTCAAACGTTGTGTTGAACGCTGTGGTCGTGCCGAATGTCGTAGTTCTGTTAGTGTCCGTCGACTTACTAGTGCTGACAGTTGTATCAGTAGCTTTAGAAGTCGATTGTGTTGTATCGGTTGACCTACTAGTGCTGACAGTTGTATCAGTAGCTTTGCTTGTGTTAAATGCAGTCGTATAAGCGGTAGTTGTACTAAAGGTGGTAGGTCTAGAAGTACCAAATACTGTGCTGAATGTTGTTGTTGTACTAAACGTAGTTGTTTTAGAAGTATCAAATGTAGTTATAAAAGTAGTCGTAGTATCAAACGCAGTCGTTGTGCCTCTAGAAGTACCTGTTGCTCTGGAAGTCGTCGCACTAGTTGCGAACACTGTATTAAATGCGGTCGTGGTGCCAAATCCAGTTGTAGTTCCACGAGAAGTATCAGTGTTCCGTGATGTACCTTGTGAAGTATCACCCGAGGTATTAAATATCGTGGTTGTATTATACACAGTTGATGTAGATGCAGATGTGTCTCTACTTGTTTCTTCAAAAACTGATTGTTTACCATCTAAAAATTCTGTAAGATAAAATGTTGCATACACAGTCGAAGTTGATTTTGACGTAGCTGTTGCTGCAGAAGTTGAACCTGTTGTCGCAAATATTGTAACAAACGCAGTACTTGTAGCAAACACAGTAGTTGTTCCACGCGAAGTCTCGGTTACTCTTGAAGTTCCTTGAGAAGTATCAAATGTTGTTACAAACGCTGTCGTGGTATTAAACGCAGTCGTTGTGCCTCCAGAAGTTCCTGTTGCTCTAGACGTGCTATTATTGGTATTAAATACTGTCGATTGGCTGGTGTCAGTGGATTTACTTGTAGAACCAGTTGTATCAAACGTAGTAGTTCTAGATGTATCTGTTGCTTTTGATGTACCTTGTGTGGTATCAAAATTAGTTGTCGTAGCATACGAAGTATTGAATATCGACGTCGTAGCAAATGCTGTAATAAAAGTTGTGGTTGTAGCATACAACGTATTAAACGTTGTGGTTGTACCGAATATTGTAGATCTACTCGTATCTGTGGTTTTGCTTGTAGCGCCAGTCGTGTTAAACACAGTTGATGTCGCATACAATGTATTAAATACCGTAGTTGTACCAAACACGGTCGATCTGCTGGTATCTGTGGTTTTGCTTGTAGCGCCAGTCGTGTTAAACACGGTTGATGTCGCATACGTTGTATTAAATGCCGTCGTTGTAGCATACGCAGTATTAAACGTTGTTGTAGTATTAAACGTTGTAGTAGTGTCAAACACAGTTATGAAAGTCGTAGTTGTATCATATGCAGTTGTAGTCGCATAAGCTGTATTAAATGCAGTCGTTGTGCTTTTTGACGTACTAGTAAATCTGTTAGTACCGATCTGAGTCAAATACGTCGTTGTTGTATCAAATACAGTAGAGATCGTAGTATCAGTAGATTTTGAAGTTTCTTTAGATGTGTCGGTTGCTTTGCTTGTTAGAATATTTGTGCTTGTAGCTTTTGTCGTATTAACAGTAGTATCAGTTCCTACAGTTGTTCCGTATATTGTAGATGTATTAAACAACGTGGTCGTTGATTTTGAAGTTGCTGTTGCTTTAGAAGTCGCACCGACAGTGTCAGTTGACTTACTAGTTGCTGTCAACGCAGAAGTTTGTGTTGAGAAAATAGTCTGATAAGCAGTATCAAAAGTCGTGTTAAATGTTGTTGATGTTAAGAATCCAGAACCAGTGACAGTTATCCTGCTAGTTGCTGTCGAACCAGAAGTTTCTCTACTTGTAGAGGTATCGCGTTCGGTGATCTTTGAAGTATCGGTGCTAAAAAATGTATCAAACAACGTGTCATATTTCGTAGTATAAGAAGTTGTCGTGGCATACGCTGTCGAGGTATCGTAAACCGAGTTAGTTAGACGCTTAGTAGAACGATTTGTATCAGTAAATAAAAGCGTATCGGTGTTAATTACTGTGTCAGTATTAAACACTGTTGAAGTCGCGATTGCTGTATCAAATACGGTAGTAGTGTTAAATACCGAAGTCGTAGATTTACTGGTAGCTGTTGCATATGCTGTCGTCGTATTAAATGTACTTGTTGTAGATCTATTAGTCGATGTAGCGTATGCAGTTATAGTGTCAAAAACTGATGACGTAGATTTACTTGTTGCAGTGACAAATGTCGTTGTTGTATCGTATGCAGTCGTGGTCGTTTTACCAGTACCATATGCAGTAGATTTTGACGTTTGAGTTGCTTTGTTAGTGTCAATCGTTGTAGAAGTATACAACGCAGTCGCTGTTAAGAAATTAGTGGCGAATGCTGAATCGGTGTACTTGGCAGTTCTATAATTTGTATCAACCAAGTATTCAGTTGTAGCGTCTGTAGACTTCGAAGTACCTGTTTCCGTTGCAACTGCAGTTGAATATTTTGTACTAAGCGCAGTTTGTTTAAATGTATCCGTCGACTTAGAAGTATCTTTATCAGTTGCATAAGAAGTTACAACTGTGGTTAGTACTTCGCCAGTTGTAAAATATGTTTGAATATTACGTGTTTTAGAAGTTACATATTTGGTCGTAATATTTGTTTGTTTATTTGTTAAGGTAGTAACATCTGTAGTAACATCCGTATTCAACGTTGTATCGCGGGTAGTATCCTTAAACTTGGTATTGTAATACGTCGCGAATTCCGTCAATATACTGGTTTCATAATATGTACCGCCTGACATTTTTATAGTGTCAATAGTAGTTAATCTATTTGTCATGTAAACAGTAGCAGTAAACTTTTCAGTATTTTTAGTTGTATCAGGAGCAGTTGCTGTTACTTTGCTGGTTTCGAATGTTGTTGAACCAATACCAGTTCCAGATATGGTACTGTAGGTTGTATCATATTTGGTGGTCGTTGAAGTTACATACGCAGTTGTAGTAGCAACAGCAGTCGCGTATGCTGTTAAGAATACAGTTGTTGTTACGCCAGAAGTTCTAGTGGATCTGTCCGTTGATGTTGCTTTACTAGTATTCGTTAAAATATCAGTCGCTGTGGTCTTAGAGGTATTAATTAGTGTACCTGCTCCAGAGTCTGTCTGATATGAAGTTGTTGTGTTAAACACAGAAGATGTTTGGAATACTGTCGTCGTATTGAACGTGGTAGTCGTATTCGTAAAGTAGCTGGTAACAATAGCAGTTACTGGTAGAGTATCAATTGTTATGGCTGTATCTACTAACGTATTTGTGTCGTACGTTGTTGTTGTGGACAGACTGGTATTAAACTTCGTAGTACGAGTTGTATCAATTGTAGTATCAGTATTGTATTTCGTGGTCGTGTCAATTGTTGTATTGACCAGAGTTCCACCACTTGTATTGAAAACGGTATCATATGTGGTAGAATAACTTGAGTTGATACCTGTGCTTTTAGATGTTGCAACTTTGGTAATTTCAGAAATCGTAATTTCTTTAGAACAATAGTAAGTCCATACACCAGGAGGAGCGTCGTTAAGAAATTCACAATCTTCTATCGTAAATCCTTTTGACTCAGCATCTTCTATGGCTCTAATCTGATTTACAAAACCGCTGGCGCTGGCAAATGTTTCATATGTTGTATCTGCAGTTATACTTGTATCAAATACAGTTGTTGTAAAAAAGTTAGTTACAACAGATGTTTGGAAGTTAGTAGCAGAAACACCTGCTAAAGTAGCATAGCTGGTTGTAGTTGTTTTAGATGTGCCAGTCGCATACGCAGTAGCAAACGTAGTTGTTCTATTGGTATCATATACTGTAGCTGTACTCTTAGTCGTAGCAGTTGCTCTGGTTTCTTGGCCAGTATACGTTGTATTTGTATAAAAGATTGTTCCAACAGCAGTGTCAATTGCAGTTGCAGTAGTAATTAACGTTGAGAACGCAGTAAGTGTCGAGGTCGATATGGCTGTCTCAAACGTAGTATCAATAGCAGTTTCGCGCTTAGTTATGAACGAAGTTCCGTATGCAGATGTGGTGAGATACTCTGTCGCAATTGTGGTCGCGCCAACAGTTTCTGTAAATCTGCTTGTTGTAATACCAGTAGAAGTTGTAAGAGTTGTAGAAGTAGAGGTTAGATACTGAGTGTCTAGGTATTCAATTAAAGCTTCTAGGGTGGTTCCGCGAGAAACGGGAACAGATTGAATTAATGTTCTACCAAATTTCTCCATACCAGCTGGGTGCCACAAGTCACGAAGAATGCTAGAATACTTGTTAAATGCGGTAACAGCTTGAACTTCGTAGGAATATTCTTGGTAATAATAATTGTCGTGAATATACTTGTCAGAGTTTAGGAAACCGCGAGTAGATTTGAAGTATCCTTCGCCTTTACCTTGACCGACAGCATTAATTGTTCCTGTAGCAACGTGAGAAGAATTAGAAACGCTAGTTAAAGAAACTGTCGTATTATTAGTATAACCAAAACCAGAATTATAAATTGCAACTGTTTTGGCTGCGCCATCTCCGATACCAGCAAAGCCAGCAATGTTTGCGTTATAGCCAAGAAATCCACCAGCGCCATCAGAGATTCGAAGTGGATAAATTAAATTATCAACAACAGATACTGCAACATTGGCATTATATCCTTTACCAGGATTAATGTCTGTCAATGTAGCAATTGTGCCATATGTATAGGTGTTTAGAACAAAAATACCATTAAACGGAGTCAGCCAATCGGCAGCTGCGTTCGCTGAAAATGCAGTATATGCTGGCGCTGGAGCATTAATTTGAATACTAAGCGCATTAGTAATTGGTGTAGAAGTTAGATCAATTGTACTTGTATTGCTTAGAGAACCGATATTAAAAGAAGCAGCGATAGATGGCGCATTACCTGATGGTGTAATTGTTTCAGATGCTGTCAAAGTAAAACCAGTTCCGCCATTTATAATATCAAAACTAACAACACCCTGCAAACTTTCAAGGCTCGTTACAATCGCTTGACCATCTTCACCGACACCAGAAACATCAACAACTTCGCCAAGAGAAAATCCAGTAGAACTACCGCGCACATCAATGCCAATTAAAGAACCACGTACTCTTGGGCTAGATGTGACTTCAATACCCAGATCATCTATAACGTCTGTGTTTATGATTTCTTCGTTTGCAGCAAATGTTCCTACGATATCAGTAATATAAAGAATATCGTGGCGCTTGTTACCAGTTACAAATGTTTTATATTCGTCTACGAATGCTGTCGCACCAGATATGCGACCAGTGATTGTTTTACCAACATACGAACCGATATTTACATTGTATTCTAATTCTAAGTATCTTGGAACTAACCACTGCGCGTCAGAAGCGCGAAGTACGTCAGCTCCAGGAATATAAACATTAATATCTTCATTAAACAATATGCGGAACAACAGTTCTAAACCACGCTCTGTTCCTTTGGAAGAATATAATTCTTTAATGTGTTTTTGTAGTAGACGTTTATCTGCAGCAATATCTTTTGGGATACCGTGCATATATTTTTTTCTAAATTCGTCTACAAATTTATCTAAGGTAGTATCGATATCGCGATATTCTGGGAGTCGGCGAGAATCATATGCAACTCCATTAGTTTGTTCTAACCATTCAAAATATGCTTTTACGAAAGCAACAAACGTCGCTCCCTCATCACGATAAACTGAAGGAAATTGACTTTCGATTAAGGGAGAAATTAATTTCTCAATATCTTTCATTAGATTCTAATTCCAGTCATTGTAACGCTAATATCTTCTGCATCAATAAGAAGAATTTTATTAGTCAAAGTATCTATATCAGCATTTTCTGTTCTTGCATAAATCTTAATGCTATCTGTTGAATAAGAATCTACGTTTAATCCTGTTATAGAAATAACACCTGTATCATAGTTTACTGATCCAACTGTTGCAAGAATCGTTGACAAACCATTTATCGTAGTATAAACTTGCAAAACTCCATTACCATTATCTTGTAGATACGCAGTATAACCATCATAAACGAACGCGCTCGAAGATACGATTGGTTCGTGACCAATTGGTAAAACATATCTGACATTTTCACTATGTAGTTGATTTTCAAAACTCCATGTTTCTGAATAACTTACGCCAGGAGATGGTGTAATTCTTTTGCTAATTCTAACTTGTGTATCATTAGAAATGATCGAAACATCAGCGGCATCGATTGCAGCAGAAAGTTTAGAAAATCTTAAATCCGAACCGAAATCAGAAAGATAACTGGTATTAAACGCTGTAATTGCAGTCACAACATTTGATACTAACTGAGAATAAGTTTTTGTGGTTTGATTTATGTTGTATTTGACGCGAGAGGCAATATCAAGATAAAAATACTCTGGATTTACAATTAGTGGTTCTACGGATAATGATGTTTTATCAGATAGAAAATCGACTATCTCGTTCTTTAGAGATTCTGATAATAATTCTGATCCAACTGGTTTCGCCGAGATAACAATTTTACCATAGCGTTTTGGTGTGGCTTCTTCTCCGCCATACGCGACTACAGTTTCAATAGACGGGAAATTAGCTTTAAGCAATGATATTGTATCTTCTGCAGTAATAGCGCGATTTTGATTAGTAAATCCACGAATCGCATTATAACGAATAGAATCATTATCTTCAGCATATGCTCCGCCATAAGAAGAACCAGAATACACTAGCGAAAATGTATTAGCTGGGAAAATATCTACAGATTCTACAGTAGAAAATGTCGAGGTGTAATTAGCATCCACGCCATTAGTTTCTATGTAGCTTACAAGCAATATGTTTCCTGGTGTTAGCTGTTTACCAACGACACCATTGCCAAATGTAATCGAATACTGAAAATCTCTGTATCCCTGAACAAAGAATACTTCGCTATTTGCATTTAGATTAAATAGTTCTTCGCTTCTATTCCATGTTGTAAATACTGCTTCTGTTGATGATTTTTGAACTGTTACAGAAACTGTGCTAGTATCAACATTGCTAGAATTAATTACAAATTGTGCGTTGGCAGAAGATACTAAGAATGCTTCTGTTTTCAAAGAACCTTCGTAAAAGAAAACATTAGAAACACTATAACTGTTAGATGATTCCAATATTACAGGTTCTTTAGTATAAAAATTATAGACTAACCCGTTGTTCGCAGTACCACTAATTCTATAATTATTCGGAAGTGTTATTGTATCTGGCGACACGCTATTATTTACGGAAGCAACAATGTCTACTTCTATTCTAGAAGCAGATCTTGAACGTGGAGTATAGTTTAATTCTTTCGCATGCGAGATAATTGATTCGCGAAGCTGCGCGGTATCTAAGAACATCTCACTGCCAATCATGTTTAGATACATGGCGTTGTGATATGTGTTATATGCAAGTAAGTCTAGCAAGACTGACAAGTTAGAACCTTCAAAGTCATAATCTCTAAATTGAGTTTGTTGACTTAAATATGTTTTTAGACTTTGTTTATATGATGCAAAATCTAATTGAGTATTGTTTAAGAATCCGTTGGTCGCCATTTATCTAATCCTGTTTAGAGTAAACTCTACTGTTCCTGTGTCTGGCACTGCTGCCATAGTAAATACGATAGTTACATAGTACTGGTTGTTATCATAATCAGGAGTAACATCAATGCTTAACTTTTCTATTCTTGGTTCGAATTCTCGTAGTGTATCTGCAATAGATTCTTTAATATCTAAAGTGACGATTGGACCCATTGGTTCGAACAACAATGAAAGTAAACCAGCGCCAATTCTTGGATTTAGCAACCTTTCGTTTTTATTAGTTACTACCAAGTTTTTAATAGAACGTTTTACTGCGTTTATATCTGTTAAACGAATGACATCGTTAGATACAGCGTTTCTAGCAAAAGAAGTAGTAAAGTCGCTATATGTGACTGTTGGTCCAAGTGGTTTTGGTTTTCTAAATGCCATTATTCGCCACCATCTCCGCCGTCTCCACCATCTCCGCCATCATTGCCTTCGGCTGAACCATCTGGACCATCGCCCTCAGTTCCTCTTCCAGGAAATGCTTTGGCCATCTTTCCATTAATCATGCGAATTGGTTTTTTGGTGACTTTGATTCTCTTTCCTTCAAATCCAGGAACTGTAAATTCAACCATAAAGTCTTTAAGAGTTTTCATGTAAATTCTCCGCTGTATAGTGTATTTAGTAGTGCTTAAGAATCAAATTTGTATGTTTTTTCTTTTACATCATCAAGAACACGCGGATCTCCAGCGTTCTGACGAATCTGCCTTGCAGTCATTTTAATATCACCGCGATTAGCCATAAACGTATCGCCAGTCACATCTAAATTAAAATCGCCACCAACTCTCCAATTTACATCACCAACAGTATCAATATTTGTGTCACCATTTGTAGAAATGTTAGTGTCACCCATTACTGTAATGTTAATGTTTCCTTTTACAAATATGTCATTATTTGCATATGTTACTTGTTGTAATCCACCCTGAGCGCGCATAACAATTGATTGGTCTGGCATCAACGTAATAAACGTACCATTTTTGTGATATATGTTTACTCGCTCGGCTCCTTCCGAATCATCCAGCTCAATAAAATGACCAAAGTTAGATTTATAAACAATGTTCTTACCATAGATTGCTCCGAACTGACTATTGCTCTCAGCCCAGGATTGCGCACCAGAAGAGCCAGCTGTTTCTGTAACCACACGGCTTCTATCGCGCCAATCAGAAATTGGTGTTTTTCCTCGACCAGAACCTTGTGGTCTTTCTTCCGGAATAAACGTATCAGGAAATTTAATTAGAGGTTCACCATCTTCAGTCTCTTTGCCATCAACTGGGGCTGTATATTTGTTTAGAACAGATAACTTTGTCAATATATCTGACGGCAATTCTGCTGATTCTAATGAGTTTTTAATTGCACCAACATTATCAATTGTTCTATTTAACGAAGCAAAATATGAATTATCCGGAATAATACCAGATAATTCACCACCGAATGCGCAACCGAGAGTTTCACATAATCCTTCAAGTTCTGCATTCAAATCAGGAAATGCTTCGTTTAGCCCGACAATTCCTATATTTTCTATAGAGACACCTTTACTCAAAAGCCCATTTACTTGAGATTGTACAATACCGATCGCTGCGGTTGGATCTTTTAATAATTCCTTATCATTAAAAATGCCCGTGTCTAAAAATACCTTAGAAGTAGAATCTAATGCAGTATTTTTAATATCGTCAAGAATTTGTGATGGTGTCTTTGTCATTTATTAAATTATCCTATATACTCAGTTCTTAGGCGGTTCCCACTGCCAGTGCCAAGGTTCTCCTGCAATCGTTTTGAAACCAAACTTCCCTGCATTTTGTTGAAGCCAGTTATTTTGCGGTGTGCCGAAGTTCTCTGCACCTCCGCCAAGATCCAGTGCTCTACCCCATCCGTGCCTTGATGTGCCAGGTCTTGCTGCCAATCCGCCGTCTTCATATAAGCCTTTTCTGTTAGCAACATCAACCTGTTGCGCATAATTTCGGTATGAGTCAGTTATCGACCATCTTATTCCATCTGCTTCAGCAGCTGCTACCATGCTCTGATAAGCTGCAGCAGCAGGTGCATCTAATTTCTGATTGCTTGATACTTTAACTAATTTAGATTCGTCAAGGTAACCATTGGTACCCTCTAGTCGAGGATCAATGTTCCCAAAAGCTGCGGGTGGCGTTGTTGGCGTGACTTTTTTTAATCTTTGTTTGGCAGCTTCAGCTGCCTCCGCAGCTTTAAGTTTAGCTTCCAGTTTATCCAGATCTTCCTTAGCACCTACGACATCACCGCCTGCAACTATTGCTCTTCTTAATTTTTCTTTAGCATCTTCAACCTGCTGCAACAAAGACTTCGGAGTTCCTTTTGTTCTATCTTCATTTGGACCTGGATTTTCTTGCGAGTTTACTTTAGCAGAATTACCGATAGCAGAACCGACAGTGCCTAAGACAAATGGCTGCTGTGCCATTGCTCCATCTAAAAAGAAACCGACAACCCATTGTTTTTCTACTAGTCTTGCTGCGCCACCATTCATTACTAAAGCCAAAGGTAATTTATCTCTGGGAGTATCTTCTGAATGAAACCCGAGTACGCGAATTCGGACACGACCAAGTTTATTTGGATCCGTATTAGTTTCAACAATCTCTGCAATAAACCAGATAAATTGTTTGTATGGTGTGTTTGTTAAGTCTCTCATAAGTATATTTATTCTATTACTGCAGCGATTACAAAACCAGGAATTGGTCCTTGGCCAGCAGCACCTGTATAACTACTATCTTTGCGAAATGCGAATCTATTATTGTTGGGGCTTCTTCGTGCAAAACCAAAATCTGTTTTCCACCATATTGATACCTGAGATTTTCCAAGAAAATCTGTATAGGTTTTAACAAACGCTTTAGCATTATTTTGTAATCCTTGATCTTTAATCGCTCTAGCCACACCAAGTAAATATTGTTGTGATTGATTAGTCGCTCGTGCTGCATCAGCTATGTTGTTTATGTTAGTCCATTCTCTATTAGGAGATCCTTGAGTCTTAGTGTTCGGGGATCTAAGTTGTGGAAGAAGCCATGTTGGCTGATATTGGTTTCTAGCTAATATCACACCAGTAGCAGTTGACCCACCAAATACTCCAGCATTCATTCTGTTGTAAATACTTTGTGCTACGTCTGCCCATGATTGTCTATCTCCGTCTTCTGTTCCGCAAATGGCAACCAATGTCCAGAACTCTTTATTATCTTCTACGATAATTGGTCCTTCTGGTATGTTTGGTTGCGGTGAATCACTTGGAACAGTTTGTGGTCTTGGGCTAGTTCTTCCAGAAGCCGTTGATGGTTTTGTTCCTGTCGGAGTAGAATCTACTCTTCCTGGATATGATACTGTACTATTCATTAGACCAAGAATGAATGGTTGTTGTGCTAACTTTCCATCCATGAAAAAGCCAACTGCAGTTTGAACACCAGTAACAGGCGGAGTCGCTCCGTCTAGTATAAATGCTAATGGAAGTTTATCAATTGGCGTCAACTCATCGTGAAAACCAAAAGCACGAACTCTAACTCTTCCGAGTTTATCTGGATCTTCTATGCTTTCTATGCTTCCGACGAACCAGACGAATTCATTATATGGTGTATTTGTCAAATCTCTCATGTTTATGTGGTTTCATTAGATTTTTCTGGACTTCGTTCTGTTACTTCTTGATCGTACGAATCCACATATAAATCTAAAAATGTTTGAAATTTTGTTCCAAAGATATTATGTTTGACCGCGCCGACCAGAAACTTACCGCTTTGTCTACGAATTAAAGATTCAAGATCAGAATCAATACCAGATTTGCTTGGAACTTTCATGTTTATAATATCACCAGGAAATACATTTGGATTACCATAAATCTCAACGGTTATTTTATTTTGTTCCATCAAGGTTCTTTGTGCAACTGGAATGTTATAGTTATCTAACAAATAGTCATCTCTATTCCAAGCCTTTTCTGAGATAGCAATCTTAGAATGTGGCGCTATGTCATAAGGATATTTTTTTTCGTTATACGGAGGACTATTTGTAAATGCTATAAATGAAACTGTATTAGATGGGAATGCTGTTTTATTTCCTAAAACAAATGCACTATTGGCTGATGTATTATATCTAAAATCTTTTGTTATGACTTCTTTGTTAATAATATCAAAAACAGAAACTTGATTTATTACAGCGCCATCTTGTACCAACTCAAAATAATCTTGTTGTTTGTGTTGAGTTAAATACAAAATTCTAAAGTAGTCTGAAACTTGTTCGTTTTCTTTATTCCCAAATCTACGAGTTTTATCTTGATAGTAGATAAAAGTTTTTTCTTTACCACTTGAGTCATTTTTCATTGACTTCAAAGTTCTCAAATTAAATCCATTAAAATCTTCATAGAAAAAATACTCACTATTATCTGGTGAGACTGATTTTGATACTAAGTGAGAAATCGCGTCAAATGGTTTTACTTGATGCAATAATATACCATTCTTAATTTCATTTGTGCAATTTATCCATTTCTTGGACAGATTGTCCACAATCTCACCAGCCCCATTTTGTATAAATCTCTTTGTTACAATCTGTTTGATAATGTCTGTTGGTTTGGTAGGTCCAGAATATTCTGAATATAAAAGTGGCCAGACATTTGAAACACCAGCAAATGAATGAGCAGTAATGTTAAATACTCTTTGTTTTAGCTGCGCGCTCTGAATGTTGTCATCAATTCTGGTGACAACAAATAATTTTTTAGCAACTTTTGCATCTTCCTCGTTTTTACTGTTTGGATCTCTGCAGATTTCAATATTGATTATTGATCCAACTTGAATCATACCATTTTCTAAAATACCAGCAGAATCAGAAACTTTCATTTCAAGAATCATACTATTTCTTATTAATTCTTGTTTAATTGATAACGTAGAAACAATAGATTCAATACCAACAAACTGAGAACCAGACAAAGAATTGCCAGCGAATTGTTGTAGAAAAATACGATAACTGAATTTATCCAGTAATCCTTCGTTATATGTAACCCAATTAGGAGCAGCAGCCATTTTTATTTCTCAAAAAGAGTTTCTAAACCATTAGCAATTTGTTTAGCATATGTTCTATCGATTAATTGAATATTTCTTTTTTGTTCGTTTAATTCAAATTCTTTATCATACGCATAAACAGGCACGAATATAGGATTATTATTGTTGTACGCATAAGTGTATGTTTCAACAGTAATTCTTTCTTCTTCATTGATTATGCTTTTGTATTCGTAAATAGTAGATTGTGCTGTTACCAATGATCCATATTTTTTAATTATGTGCGCGTCTAATTCTTGGTTGGTTAGTGGCCACTCAAAATAAGGATCTATAATTCTATTAGACAATAAAACTAACCAAGCATAGTTAATGTCGCCGTAATATTGGTCAGCAACAATTGTTGGTTTATCACCATCTTTTATTTGATATGTGTATAGTTTGGTATTGTTTAAGAATAGATTAATATCTATTGAAGCCTTTAACATGATGTTTCTCATAGAAACATCATTGTAATTTACCAACGGAAAGTTTTTGAAATATTGAACAGCCATTAGTTATTAACCTCCTCCACCTGATGTTTTATTCCAGTCAGCTTTACCTTTATCGTACTGGGTCTGCCAAACACTAATTCCGCTTCTACTTCCGCTCGTGCCAGCTTGTACTTTTTGAAACCAAGTAGATGCTTGAGGAATATCTTGTACATATTTGCTGGAAAGCGGATTGGCTTGCAATACATCACGTGCATTGTTGAATGAGTCTACTGCAGCATCATGACGGTTCACCGCAAGATATACTTCTGATGCAGGAATCAACCCTTGTTGTGCTCTAAATGCATCAAATCCACCTTCGCCTTCATTTTTTAATTCTCTACTAGACGATTCCATTTTATTTACCGAATCATTAAACCCAGATTGTGCTTGTTCTACTATTGCTCTATCATCTGCGTCTGGCGTATTAAGAGCGTCGTCTCCTGCGCCTGTCTGGTTCTCAGCTGGATCAGTTGTGGTAGCACCGCCTTTTGTCTCAGGAGAAGATGGCGGTAGGTTATCTTCAATATCAAATGCATTTAACAATCTTGGTGTCATTTCACCTTTATAATTTGAAGTTGATTTGCCCGTTGGCATAATGGTTTCTTTCGTAAGAGGAAATAACTCTTTGAACTCTAAAATTATAGTTACAGTAACAGGATGAAATCCTGGACTTGAACCACCAACCCTTGGCTCTGCTGTATACTCAAAAAATGCAGGCGAACCTCCTGCAGAATAATTGACTTGTATTTGTGTTAAAACTGCTTCAGAAAAATCAAACATTTTCAAAGCCCCTAGCCAAGCTAACTTAAATCTGTAAGGAAACGCCAAAGTCAATCCAGCAGAAGTTGGTTCTGGCAGTGCACAATATCTCAACGTATTGATACACTCTTGAAGAGTCTCAGATTGTTCTATGCTTTCAGGAGTTATTCTAAATTCAAAATTAAACGCACGTGGCTCTACGTTTCTAAACGCTGTAACAGTAAATGGATTTACTACTGCGCCCAGATATTGGCCAGCGAGGACACTTACAGGTGTTGGGGCGAGACTCAATAAACCAGCAGCTAAAGCAGAATTATAACTGTCAGCTCCCATATCTAAACCTTTACCTTGCTTTATATTTCTCGCTAAGTCAGAACCGAAAGAAGCAAACGCGCCAGCAGATGCCATATCAGAAGTTTGATAGTTGACCATCAGCTGATCTCTAATGTCTATGGGCAGAGGAAATATAATTCTCGGTGCATCTTTCTCAAGTATTTCTTGAGTTGAATATAAAGTCCCTTGAAATTTAAGATCTTCAGCAGACAAACCTTTAGACAATTTTTCTATGAATTGTTCAGTACTTTGTGATGTACTTTGTCCCTGTGTTATTTCCTCTGTTCTTTTTAGAAAACTAGCAGTTACAGCTTCTAAATCTAATAACTTAGCTTTATATGGACTCATAAGAAGAGCAAAACCAATGGGTTCGTCGCCGCTCGATTTTCCAACCATATTTAATATTGTGGCTGCAGGTTTTTTGTTTAATGGAGCGACCGCCGCAGCACGTTCAGCTAAACTAGATTCAGGCGATGGAGTTGTTTCTGACATATAAATACCTTGTTGATTATATCTTTATTTAGGCGATAAAATGGCATGGAAAGGAAGATACGCGGTCAAGAACCCAGCTAAATATAAGGGTGACCCGACCAAGGTTATTTATAGGTCAAGTTTGGAACTGAAGTTTATGAACTTTCTTGACACGCATTCTGATGTTCTTGAATGGAACTCCGAAGAAGTTGTAGTGCCATATCGTTGTGTCACAGATAACAAGCTACACCGATACTTCGTAGACTTCTGGTTTAAGAAAAGAACACCAGATGGTAAAATAGAAAGTATCCTCGTTGAGATTAAGCCACTAGCTCAAACTCGCGAACCTAAGAAACAGCAACGAAGAACTAGACGCTATATCAACGAAGTGATGACTTGGGGTAAGAATCAATCGAAATGGAAAGCTGCCGAAGAATATTGTAAAGATCGTGGCTGGAAGTTTCAAATTATAACAGAGAAGGAATTAAACGGCTAATGCCTGCATCAATTTACAATAGACTAGTCAAAGATGCTTCTAAAGCTAGCATCGACGTAATCAACAGATCTAAAAAATCTATTGATTGGTTGAGAGCAAGATACAACGAAATATCAAAAGCTAGTGTAAGAACTAATCTCTTTATCAATGAAGCCGAAAGAAAAAGAAATATTGGCAAAATTGGTCGTATGTATATGTTTGTGTACGATCCGAAAGGAAAAGAGACTCTACCATTCTATGATAGATTTCCTCTAGTATTTTATGTACAGCCAGCAGAGGGCGGATTCTATGGTCTTAACTTGCATTATTTGCCTCCAACCCTGCGCGCTAAATTATTGGATTCTCTATATGATACTCAAGTAAACGGTGTAGTTGGAAACGAAACCACCAGAATGAAAATTACATATCAGTTGTTAAGTTCTGCAGCTAGGTTTCGCTTCTTCAAACCTTGCTTCAAACATTATTTGTTTAAGCATATGAGATCTAAGTTTATCTATGTTCCGCCAGAAGAATGGGATATGACAGTATTTCTACCGACAGAACAATTTAAGAAAGCAAGCAAAGATACAGTCTGGAAAGACAGTAGGAGCAAAATCTAATGGCTACTGATGCAACACAAACCCCCAAAGTACTCGATGAAGTGAAAGTACGAGGACAAGTTACGCGAGATACAATTCCAGCTCCGACTAATAGATTTAGTGTAGATTTCTTTTCTCAAAAGTTCTTATCAGTCGATTTAGCAAGAACTTCTAATTTTGTTGTGTCTTTAACTCCTCCTGGTGATTTATCAATTGAGAGATATCAAGAAGTTGCATATCTCTGTAGTGCTGCACAAATGCCAGGAAGAAGATTAACCACACTAGAATCAAAACCACACGGTTATGGACCAACTATAAAAACTCCATATGATTCAGTATTTGATGATATAGAATTAACATTTTATGTTGATGCTGATCGCGCTAGTTCTTTAGAATTATTTCACAGGTGGATAAACTATATTTTTGTTAATAGTAATAGGTTTCCAGATATCGCGTCTGTATCTAGATACAAAAATAGTTATATTGCAACGAGCTTTAATATTTTTATGATATCAAAATATCCAGGCATGGCTGATCCATACACACAATTTGCTTCTATAAATGAAGCGGACATTCAACAAGAAAGTGGTATAGGTGGAGAATTAACCAAAGCAATCGGCGCGCCAACAGCACCAGATCGTAACATTTCAGGAAATAGTTATGCGCTTGTTCAGTGTGAATTATTTGGTGCATTTCCAATAGAGGTCGGGCAGATTCAATTAGATTGGGCAGACGATGATCAGATTGCAAAATGCACTGTTAGAATGGCATTTAGAACTGCCGAATATACATTTGGTGACTATCAATATGAATTTGGAAAACATTATTATGCTAAATCTGCATATGAAACCGCATCACAGGAAACAGAAGCTTCTTTTGGTAGAACATTATCAGATCTAGTAAACTCTGTAACAACTGGTCTCGATAGCGCATATTCTACACTAAGAGGAATTAAGCAATTCCAAACGAATTTTAGATTATTAAGAAATGCTGGTTCAACTCAAGGAAGACTAGATGCTCTGCTAGGAATAGTTGGAGCAGACAGAAACAACTCAGCAGCAGTATCTTCCCTAAGAAATCTAAATACTACTATTATCAACGGTAAGAATCTAATTAAGAGTATTACCAAAACTTTCCCATAAAATGATTAATGATTGGAGATTAAAATGGCTTTACCTAAAATTAAACAACCTATTTTCGAACTGACTATTCCTTCTACTAAAGAAGTTGTCCGCTACAGACCATATACCGTTTCTGAAGAGAAACTGGTTTTAATAGCCAGAGAAAGTAATGAAGTGAAAGACATTATCAATGTCTACAAACAAATTATCAATAACTGTGTTCTGGATATTAAAGATGTTGATAAACTAGCATACTTTGACTTAGAGTATATTTTTCTGATGTTAAGAGCTAAGTCTGTATCTAATGTACTGGAACTAACAGTTGAAGACGATCAAGATAATCAAACATATAAAATAAAATTAGATTTGGAAAAAGATATATCTGTGTCTGAACCAAAAGTCGGTAGTTTTATTAAATTGACAGATCCTATTTCTGTTGTATTAAAATATCCTTCGTACGAAGTTCTTTCTTTGATTGCCGAAAACAAAATGAACGGCGCAGAAACTGTTCTAATGATGATTCGTGATAGTATTGATCAAATCTTTGATGGTGAAACTGCATATGACGTTGCCGAATACTCAAAAATGGAATTAGATGATTGGTTGATGAGTTTAGGAACAAAAGACTTAGCAAAAATGCAGGAGTTCTTCGTAGGATTGCCAAAAATAACAGCAAGCATTTCGTACAAGAGAAAAGATGGAAGCATTAGGGAATTGACCCTAGAGGGTATTCAAAGTTTTTTCGGGTAACGACAGGCTACAATAGTCTGTCGAACTGGTACAGAACAAATTTTGCTTTGATGCAACACCATAATTATGCGATGTCAGATATTGAAGGTTGGATACCATTCGAAAGAGATATCTATGTGCATATGCTAATAGAACACCTAAAAGAAGAAAAAGAAAAAATGGAAGAACAACAAAGAAAAGCTAGGAGATAAACATGGCAGAGTTGCCAGCATTACCAAAACCAGAATATGGTAGAAACGAAATGATGGTACTAGACAACAATGTGCTAGTAGGCGAAATCGTGGACGCTATTGCTGACAACCAACAAATGGTTCCTGGCTTTGAAGAATTCATGAATACTATGCAAAGTATATCAAATAGTCTAAATGAGATTAGCATAGGATTATCTGAAATGAGTTCACGATTTACTCAGATGTTTGACAATGTTCTTGTTGCCGAAGAAATAAAACCAGAACAATCTGATACTAGTGATAAAGATAAACTGTTTACCACACTGGAAACTTTGGTAGCAGTCAGTTTTCTTACTTTGGAAGCAATAAGAGCTTTACCAGATAGTTTTGGAAAAACAGTAGAAAAAGATCAGAAAGCAGAAGAAAAATTCAGCAAAAAAGATGCTCTATCTCTGAAAGAAAAAGATATAGAATCATCTTTCAAAAAACCTGGAGCTAGTAATTTATTGGCAGCAGCTTCTGGCGGCATAATTGGAACTATTAAAGATGGCTTAATGAAATTGATTACACCTTTATTAGGATTCTTTATTGGCTTCTTCGCTGCTGGAGGAAGTTTGTCTGAGTTGGCTTCACTTATGTTTGATAAACTGGTCGAAATAATATCAAATGCCATAACAAATCTTTTCAACAGTTTATTCACAGCCATAAAAGACGCGTTCATAGGATTCGTAATAAACCCAATTATCTCAGTATTAAATAAAATACCTGGAGTCGATATTGAACCTCTTATGACGACAGAGGAAAAGGCTAGAGCTGCTGGCGAAAATACTACGGGAACAGATCAAATCGGATCTACCCTCACAGAAAGAGGACTTGCTAAAGGATTAATAAAAGGTACTAGTATGGTTGGTGGTGCTGCTTTGGCTGGTAATAAAGCCTATGACCTCGCAACAAAGACTCCAGCAGAGCGCGAAGCCGCAGAGAAAGCAGCAAAAAAGTTTGGATTAAAGAGCGTACTCAAAAAGATTCCATTACTCGGAGCGGGATTTGGCGCTGTATTTGCTGGGCAACGTGCTTTAGAAGGTGATTATGCTGGTGCGGCACTAGAGCTAGGCAGTGGTATCGCTGGGTCAGTTCCTTTCATCGGTACGGGATTAGGTTTCGCAGCAGACGCGGCACTGTTTGGAACTGACATGGCAGGGATAACTGGTCCTGCGATGGTACAAGACAGAAATAATTTCGGGGCGACTCCTTCTGCTGCTCAACTAAAAAGTAATTTAGATATGGCCAGACAGAGCACAGAAGAAGTCAGGCAAAGAACACAACAGCCAAAGGGCGGAGATGTTAGTAATGTTGTTGTTGGTGGATCTACTACTGTCCACCCCTCTCGTGTGGAAGTCATTCAGCCACCGCCGAATGCTGGGACTGATATGGGAATAGCAAAGAAAGTAAGATAAAGAAAAGGGAGCCGGAGCTCCCTTTCTTTTTTAACCAGCTAATTTTCGGAAGAAATCCAAATCATCATCTTCATCTGAAGCAGGAGTATCTGCTACTGGAGCAGATTGCGCTTCAGCTGCTTTCGCGCGAGGAACGTACTCAGCGACTTCTTCATCAGTATCAGCAGCAGTTGCACCAGCAACGCCACCAGCACCTAGAACACGGTCAAGATGAGTTTTCAATTCATCGTACGACTTGAAGTTCGACGGATCGACGATCTTCTTCAGGCTGTGCTCAGAAGCCCAGACTGATTCTAACTTAGCGTCGTCATCAAGAAGCGGAGTCTTAGGATCGAACTGCGATTGGTCGTAGTTGCGATAGCCAGCGACTTGGCGAATCTTCAGACGGAAGTTAGCACCTTCCCACAAGTCAAACGGATTGACTGCTTCGTCTCCTTCAAATTCAGGATACATTACAGCCTGAATCTTATCCCAGATCTTCTTGCCAAACTTGTACAAGAATACCTTGCCCTCGTTTTCAGGATGGGCTGGATCTTTTACAACGTAGACGTTTGCGATGTAGGAAAGGCGACGCTTTTGCTTGCGAGCTTGTTGGCGATTAGGATGGTCGTCATCCTTAGTTGAATTCCAGAGTTGCGAGTTGAGTTCGCTTACTGGGTCTTTGCCACCGATGGTGGTAAGAGAGTTTTCGATATACCATTTACCAGTTGGACCTTGGAAGCCATGGTCAAACATTTGTACGAAAGGTACATCTTCGCCCTGTGGGGCTGGTAGAAAGCGGATTACAGCAAATCCATTACCTGCTTTATCTACCTCTGGTTTCCAATAATTAGAGTCATCCTTGGCATAGGATTTCTTATCATTGAGTTTTTCAAGTTGTTCAGTCAGCTTGCTGAATGAGTCTTGACGGCTGCGCTTTAATTGTTCGAACGATTGTGTCATAAGTATGTTCCTTGTATTGACGGTGTATTAACGATTTCACATGTTCATAATATAGTTGACTATTTATACGTCAAATCGACTATCAATTATCTCTTTCATCTTAGCTTTGTCGAATTCTAAGAACGGTGTGTACTTCTTGATGAGAAGTTTGGTTTCTTTCCACGTTGGGTCATACTCGCTGATGTTTTTATCCCAGTAGGGAACAAAGTTGAGTACAGCATTCATAATACAAAGAGAATCCAAGCTAAACTCTTTTAGGAGATACAGCCTGAGTAGATACGGATGATTGCCACCATCCATAACTAGGTTGTCATCCAACTCATCTTTCAAATTGGACAACTCTGACTTGAAGTTGTACGAAAGTGATTCTTTCCGCTTCTTCCATGCCAGATATGTTTCCTCGCCAGATGAATCGATGATGTCACCGATCCATGCTTTAGTACCGCGAGAGGAAATGTTTGCCAACAAATACTCGAACGGCTCTGGTTTCTTGGAAAGTTTCATGAAGAAATACTTATCTCGGCGAACCTCGAAAGTGTCTTCCTTCACATTCATTTTACCACCATAGCGGTGATAGTCATAACTCGGCGAAGAGAAATGAGTCTTGAGTGCTAGATAGGTGCTGTAACATTCAAACGGTGTCACTCTCATGCCCACCACACTGGCACTTGTCGTTTCTTCCAACTAGCCATGCGCTGTTTATCACCGATGTAATAGTTGCGATAAGATTTCACAGAGTCACCTTTGACTTTGTATTTGTCTGGCATAGCAGGTGTTGGTTGAGTGAATGGCTTGTTAGAAATGTTTTCGGGGATGCAGTTTACAAGCCACTTGACAAGACCGATTTCCTCGGACTTGTGTATCTTACCATAGCGATGCGTGTATTCCTTACACAACTCTTGGAGTAGATAAGCGAGCCACTGATAGTTGGCTTTGCTCTCTCGCGCCCAGATAGCGGAAGGATGATTGATATGAGTGGCTTTGTAAAGCAGTTTGTCACCAGCGAAACTGTTGTTGAGTTTCCAGCGTTTGATACGTCGTCCGCTGGAATCATCAACATACTGTTGTCCGTCTAGCACACGATGCGCCGTGGAAAGCAGTTGCGAATACTCAAGAATCATCTTGACAACATGCTTGTCCACGTGCATTTC